AAACCCACAACAATTCGTCTTCGTTTGCTTTATACTTTTTGAACCCAAACATTGGCACCATTCTTACCACTAACTCACCCCAGTAGTAGTTGGTTTGGAAGTCGAAGATTTCAGGAAACATGTTAGAAACTGTTGTGGTGGTTTGTATCAGTAATCGGTGTTGCCGTTGATATAACTTTCCACGTTGAACTTTTCTTCTTCTTCAACATCGAAGATTTCACCAGGGGTTTCTGTAAACAACTCCATGAGGAGAGCATCATTTTCCAGCGCCATTGTGCAGGGGTCGATGTAATTCAAAGTCGTGCGTTTTTCAGGACATATACAAATTAACACAAAAAAGTGCCAGCGGTTGAAATAGTGGACACTTCAACTACTGGCACACAGTAACAGGTTTTTAGAAAATATCTTGGTAATCTTCAATATCTACATCTACACTTTCATCACCTTCTAGGTGAAGTAATTCTTTCCAGTCAAGATCTTTGAGTGGAAAGTCATCATAACACATGATGTCTAATGTAACACGAACCATGCGTTTTTGCGTGAGTGTGTATGACATTGTGCTAGATGTGCGTGTGGATATGCATTATATCACGCATAATGTTTGTACGCAAGATCCGCGTAATCATGTGTATCTCGTGCGTATTCATCATCTAGATCTTCATCTAGTTGTTGTGCATACGTATGCATCATGTAGTCATAGATCTCGTCTAGATCTTGTGCATGATCGTTTGTATATGTATAGTCGAGATCGTAGTCGTCGTACATGTAATCTAGTCGAGAACTGAACGCTGTTGTATTATACTGATGTCTCGACGAGATGTCAATAGATCTCGACGAGATTCATAATACTATATATGAGATCTCGAAGTGTTTATGTGCATTTGTGAACATCTCGACGATTTTTTCCCGCCCCGTGGGTTGACAAACTCCGCGCCTCATGGTACGCTCGCTTAGCCCACAAGTCCTCAGAGGTTTACTCATAAGTTTATCACGAAGTAACTGGGCAGTAGCCCCGCAGTATCTCACAAGTAACTTAAGACAAAAATAACAGTTTTATATTTATTATTATATTTACAACCCTATTTTAATATACTTTCTGTATCAACGGATACACAACTGTTAGCATTCCAATGTCTAACAACCCCTGCGATAATAAAGCAGTTAGTAACCATATACCCTATCAATATACAGGTACGGATAACAGCAACTGCGTCTGCTTCTCTGTTATTCTTACCTTCTTTTTGACCTAACGCCTTACACCATATCTTCCACATTATTATTAGAAACCTTTCTTCTCTGTTACTCCGTGATGTGGATTCTTTCTATGGTGTGGTACATCAAAGACCAATGATATTCTATCCACATTACCTATGTTCTTTGCTCCATGTGGTAACTTATTATTAAACCAAAAGAACGTACCTGGCTCTACTATCATCTCTTCATCTCCTACCGTATAATGATACGTTGACTGAAGAGATAGATGATACCTATCCCTATTCAAATAATACTCTCCTTCATCAATATGTCTTTCTACTATTCCACCTGGTTCTAACTTAAAAAATGCTGCTCGTCCTAATGCTCTTATCTTATTATTCTTCCAGAAGTTTATGACTTCAGGGTAATGCTTGAACAGTGGTGTCTGTTCTAAAAAGTTTGTATCTTTTGGACTCTCACCTTCCTTCACCTTTGCCCAGACTAATGGTAAGAACCCATATGGATCTTTGTCTCCTCCGATATTACTTTGCTGTGCTACCCAGTCCCAGTCATTCCATCTATTGTATATCTTCTTCAGGTATGGTGAAGGATCAATATCACGTTGAATAATAACAATGTTCTTCACGCTTTTCTTACAGGTGCTGGTGTTGTTATTTTATCATACATTTCCTGGTTTCTAATAATCTCTTGTCCCTTTAACTTCAACTCTCTCTTCCTTGGATCTCTATATCCTTCAGGCAACTTTATACCTAACTCCCGCGCTGCTTTACCAATTAACTTATCCAAACGTTGATCAGGTGTCAGTCTATTCTGTTCTCTGCGACGTGCAGCTTCTCTTGCATCTTTTTCAAAAGATGGTCCATGTTGTGTATCACTACCCTGCGCGGATTTCTCTGCTGCTCTTTCTTCTCTTCGTCTCAATCTCTCCTGCTCTGTATAACTCTTATTCGACCTTCTTCCTACAGGTCTCTGGACATTGCGTGTTCTTGGTTTCGCAGTATCACCCTCTTGCCCATAATCGACAGGCTGTGCTCTTTTTCCCTCACCCTGTTTTCGCGCCTGCATGACATACTGCGCTGCTTTAACACCAGCACCAATAACTAAAGGTGCTAAAGGTGCTGCTAACAATGGCACTGCTTCTGCAACAAATTGCTTATATGTCTTCATATGCGGCGCGTCCTCGCCTCGTAAAAAACCTCGAATTATTTATTGAATATCTAAGTATCTCCCAGACTGTGACTTATACTCGGAAATATCATTGTCTCTTCTGTTTTTGATGTATTGGAGTTCTTCCCAATACCATGTCTGACATACAACTAAAACATGTATCTTCTTATGCTTCTCTTCCTTTGTGTACTCACATACAGGTTTATCCTTCACCCTTACTTCAATGGTGATGTATTCATCACACTTGAAATAAACCCAGCCCTCATCAACATTCCCATTATGTTCCCATCTTACATAGTCATCAACCCTAGGCGAATAAGAGTTGCTCAAGGGGGTTGAGGTTGAGTTGCATTGCTGTGAACGGAGTTGTGTCATTGATGTCAACGGGTGCTCCTACCTTCTTACTATTGATTGGTGCATAATACTGATCTTTCTTACTGGAGTAGAAACCCCAGATGGTCTTCACAACCTCATCGGTGTAAGTATAAGGATATGAATGTATTAACCAAATAGCGTACATATCACGCTTGGTGCATTCAACCTCATACTTATATCCCTCAGGAGCAGGGAACGGCACGCAGTCGGTTAGGATTATATCCTTCATTGATCAATGCTTCAAGTTTAACTTTGGTCTGCTCTTTTGTCATTCCTTTGTTATCATCAATGATTGCCCAACCTGATGTAACATACTCCTCAATCTGATACAGTTTTTCTTGCGTCATTTTTTAGTTGCCTCTCTAACTCAACTTTGATAGGGTACAGATGTCGTTCAAAATAGTTTTGGTATTCATTGCCTTTTAACAACTCCAATAAGTTATCGGCTTGATAATAGGCAAGTAACAAACGCTCAGTCGGTGATAAACTCATCTACAAAATAATCAACGGTAAGTTCCATCTTAGCAGCAGTATTCTCAATGAATGTGTCTAAGATCTCAGGAGCATCCTCCTTGACGATATTATACCATTGATACCACAAATCAGGGTTTGTTGCAGGTGTGACGTTTCGCATGTCAGAAAGATGGTTCACAATAAGACTCATACTTCATTACCATGTTTGTTTTATCTACAGTAGCATATGCTTCCTGTAAACGTTGTTCAATCGCACTACATGAACCATAGCTCTTTGCAATGCGATGTTCATCACCAGTTTCAAGTAGGTTTAAGGCAGATAATAAAACACCAATCTCATGTGCATTGAGTTTGACATTTACTTCGCTCTGCATAATACCTCTTGGGTAACTACCTGTAATTATATCACATCAGACGCTGTAAATCTTCCACTGCACCTTGCATTGCTGACCGTGAATATCCTGTTGCATAAGGATAACCTTCCTCCTCATTCTCTGGTGCACGATGACACACATTGATAGCATCTTGCAGACGCTCAATGATCAGTTGCAGTTCCTCTTTGGTCATTTGATACTCAGACATAGTTGCTCCTGTTGTTGACGAAGATGGGAAATGTTCAGGTTGATTTGTTCAACCTCTTGTAGCAGTTTCAACTTACGTTTGGACAATGCAATAATGCTCCTGTCCAGTTCACCAATGCTCAACTCAATTTGTGGTGTCATACCATCTCCTGTTGCATCATCATAAAGCACTCTTCAGTTACTTCATCCACACATTCTTGAATGACAGTGTAGATATGGTCAATGTTTCCTACTTCATTGAAGATACGCTCACTCAGTTCACGATCAAGGTGTGCAGGATATTGTGGTTCATCATTCTCATCATACATCACACAGTCTTCAGCAGTGTAGATCCAGGCACCACAGTATGCGTCTTCACCTTGTTGCTCTACAAGACGATTGACGCGCTCTTGAAGTTGTTTGAGAGTGTAGTTCATTTGGTTGCCTCAAATGCAGGAATGACTTTGACTTCTAACCAGTTGGGATACTGCTTTTTAGCGTAGTTTTCCAACTTTGTGATGTGAGACTTGCGCCCCTTATCTGTTGTTGGGCGTGTGGGCATTGTCCTAAACACAGACAATGTTCCCTCTTCAGTTCTCACTGAAACCAGATATTCTGCGGTGGTGGTGTTCATACCAGCGCCTCCATCTTGATACCTTGCTCAGCAAATGCGTCAGCGACGATACCACATAGGGCTTGAACTTCAAAGTCACTCAGTTCCCACAGTTCACCAGCAATCTCAATCTGTTCCTGAATGTTTTCAGAAACAGTCAGCATTGCAGTAATTTGTTCTTGGTTCATGTCAACAGAAGAAGTCATTTCGTTTTCCCAAAAGTCAACCCAGTCAGCAGCAGTTGCAGCAGTGATAGTCATCAGTAGTGTGCCTCAGAAGTGTCAAGTTGATCAGTCCACTTTGAAATGCTGTCGTAGCACTTCTTGTAGTCTACGAACTCATAAGAGAATCCGTGGAGAAAGTAGAAAGCATAGTTGATGCGGTTCTCAGGAACTGAGAGGTGGCGGTCGATGGCGCGGGTCATGCTCTCCTTTGCTTGTTGAACATATTATAGGGCACCCTGGGGGCATTGCAGCGCCCCCTGTACCACTTGTTGAACCGTCACACCTCCATCATGTTCGGAGCCCATGCGGTCGTATATTCTTCGTCCGAACCATCTACACCAGTGAATGTATCAATCCACTCACCATATTCTTCATATAATGCACGAACATTGTCAATATCAGATTCTTCTCCACTCTCAACATAAGTATCACACACTGCAATAATGTGTTCAACTTGGTTCTCAATCAACTCAACCCGTTGGTCGTCTGTAAACTCAGTCATAAAACCTCTGTGAATACTTTGATATTATACAGCACCCAGGCGGTGCATGACCCACTGGTAGACCAGTTCAGGAAGTGACACGTTGAAACTTTCCGTTGTTGAAGTTTGCATAAGAAAATACCTCACGATCTACAAGTTTGAAGTAACCTTTGGCGTTTGCCCTGACATAACCCTCAGCATCAATCTCTTTGAGTTTGATATATGCTCGGGGTCCGTCATTCTCACACATAAACAGCAAATCCTCCTTGATAGACTTAATTAACTTCCAAAGGCGAATGAGGTTGGGGTCACAGTCAAAGTCATCATCCTTGATGGGCAAACCGAAGCGAATACAAGAGTTTATATCTTTCTTGATAAGTGCTGCCTTCTTATCATCAACGAACTGCACACTGGCACTCATCACCCGTGCAAACTTTACTGCCATGCCTACATTTTCCTCCTCCATTGTGAACACCTTGGGTTTCACAAACTTACACTTCTCAGTATCATCCAGGTCGAACAGAAGTGGTGTTGCGACAGTATTACGCAGACACAGTTCTTCCATCTCCTCATCAATGTGATATTGAGTGTGTGGAGCGATGATGAAATGCTCAGTGATTACTTCATCGAAGACATATGTGATGGTGTTAGGTTGGTACACATTGTCTCCTCCAAAACCAATGAAATCCCCTTGGTAAATGTTATCAGTAGAAGGAAGACACTCCAGGGCAACATGAAGAATGTCAGCAACTTGCCCTTCGTGATTGCGCTCAATGTCCTCATGTGTGTAGTTAATCTTTATCTTTACTTTGTTGAATACGCTCTTAGTTCCTACAAAGAACTCACCAGTAGCAGGACACTTACCCCACACAATAGCAGGTGCTCCATCAATTTTGACAGACCAAAATGCTTTGTGTTCAAACCAGTCAAGTACGGAAAGATCACCATTCAGGATAGTATCTTCTGGGTGTTCAAGATGCAGGTTCTTCATCACTTACCAACTCCATAATCATCAGCAGTTGCTTCCAGTTCACTGATGCTGGGTTCCAAAAGTTCAGGGTAGTAGTCTTTAACTTCTGTCACCAACTCTTCGTCACTGTATGTTTCAAGGTTCTGCTCCATCGTATCATAAACAAACTGATACATGCTCTTATGATCCATACCATCGATGATGCTTTCGATGTAGTCGTTTTGCAGTTGATCGCGGTTCATATCAGAAAAGAAGAAACGTGGGCGGAAAGGGTTAGGTAAGGCTATCATCAGCAGAAGCAGGGCATATACTCAGAGCGGGGCATTTTCTCAGTGTTGAAACCAGTAACTGTAGCACCCTTAGCAATACGGGATGCCCACTCATTCTTAGCGTCAGATGCAACAACAGTGCTGTAAGAACGCTGACCAGTGCAACGGAAATAAACACGCTTGTTGAAACGCTTGATCACAACCTTCATACCCTTCTCATCACATGCCTCGGCAACAAATGCTTCGGGGAAGAAGTCAACGATGGTGGCGGAGTTGGTCAGTTGCATGGGGTGTCTCCCTGTCGATGAACTTATTATAGGGCATGGAGCGGGTCAGGGAAGCGGTTCTGTACCACTTCCCCAACTGTCACCAGATCTCAGTGAAACGCTTGTGAGTTGCCTTGGTCATCCTACCTTCCTTCAGCATGTTATCGCAGACATTGCAGAAGACTTGAAACTTCTCAATGCGGGTCAGGGTGTCGGCATTGTCACACTTTGACATAACGTCGAGCATCATACGCTTGCTGGTGATCATGGGGTGTCTCCCTTGGTATGAACATATTATAGGGTAGCCAGAGCGTCCTCCAAGGCGTTGTGGGACGGTTTGCCAACTGGTTGGTAGTTGGTCACCAAAACTTCAGTTACATCTAATGTAGACGTTCCTCGCCCTGCTGTGTACTTTGCATCCATATCCAGGATGTTACATCCAGCGAAGTTATCATCATAGAAACTATCACCGATATGCTTATTGCTGTAGGCAAACATACATCCAGACTCTGTAAGATACTTTGCCAAACGTATTTGATCCTCTTCAGTAAATCCACCCTGATAGAGAACAATGCTATCACGATATGGTGGGTCAGCATACAACCAGTCACCAGAACGTGGTGTGATAGATGCAAAGTCACCATTGCAGATAGTTGCTTTCTCAAGGAAAGATGCTACATTGTATATCTTTTGCCTGTCAAAGAACGCCTGCTTTTGTAGACATGTTCCAGGTGGTGTAGAGTAACGCTCACCACACTTTTTGTATGCTTTCCACATACCATTGAAGTTGACCTGCAACATGAACAATAGCAGGGCACACACATATACATCGGAGCGACCGATATAGTCGTGACAATATACTTCTCTCAGTTCATAATAGTATTTCTTTCTATCATCTACACTGTCAAGACTCAACCACTTGTTTACACAGTTCTGCCACTCTGCAACCACACCATCAACATCATCTGCAAGAGTTGCATACAACAATGTCAACTCACCATTCCAGTCATTGATAACAAACTCTTTGTCAGGATAGTTCTCATAAACCCACAAAGAGTTTGTGAGACCACCAGCGAACAAGTCTACGAAACGTGTGAAGTTCTGCTCAGGAAAAAAGTGTGGAGCATACTGCTGCATCATACGTTGTTTAGAACCAGTCCACTTGAACAGAGGTTGAATCTTAGTTTTCATGGTGATGTGCAGAATTTAGAGAGTATAACAGATATATTATTACTTTGCAACCTCCACCAGAACTTCTTGGGTAAGTTGTGAATAAGGGAGAACATGTACGTTCTCAGCAATATCACCACTCTCCTGCGATTTCAAGAGTTTGCGAGTGAACAACTTGGTGCACTTATCGGTTTCTTTCTTACCCTCAGTGATGTAAAGTACGGTACAAGAACCATAGCAACCATCACGCAGTTTCTCCAGATCGAAGAACACTTTCTCTTCAGTAGTGCCACTCTTATCACCACCTTTCAGTTCGATAACAGCATCAAGTTCAAGCACATATCCATCAGTGAGAAAATACTTGAACCCACATTCTGCATACTCTTCAGGAACTGGGTGGCGAATAGTTCCATCGTAAGCAACACCATACATTTCACATTCTTTCTTGGTTTTCATGAATGTGAAACCATTATCTTCAAAGAACTCACGGAGCATCTGTTCACGTTGTTGTCCCGAACGTGCAGCGCCGTGGGCATCGGAGCGGGTTTGGTTTTCGTAAGTCATCGGTGTCCGTTGAATACCTTGATATTATACAGGAGCCAGCAAGCGGTTCCCAAAATTAGTGGACGGTGCGCTGGTTGGCACACCTTGTTTATCAATTAGATAGCGATCATATAGCATTGTTTCCCATTCTCTTGCCTCAATCTCATGTGGTTGGTCCTCATAGTCATAGTTTTCCACGGGTTCTTGACAATATCTCATTTTTCCATCACGGAAGCGCAGTCTACCGTCTACCCACTGCTTCAGATGGGTCAGCTCATGCAAAAGGGTTTTTATATACAACTCCTCCTCCATGTGGGTCTGAAGGTCAATAAGAAAGTGACGTGGGCGGTAAGATCTACCTACCACGTCACAATATCCAACAACCTGTTCACGTTTCAACCCGCGATGAACTATCTCAACGTCAATTTTGTGACGTGGGAAAAACTCATTCAGAAACCAAGAGGTGACATCCTCACAGAGGACTTTAGAATAACCGTATCCAGAATGATAGATGCTAGACATGTGCCCCAGTGAAGAAACCAGATGAAAGATGTTACGAATAAAAGTTTTTCCTTAGCAGTCATCACTTGTAGAGATAACCTCCTGCCCAGTCACAGTTTTCAAAAACCCATTCACGTTGTTGGATCAAACGCAGATCGAAACGTACACCTTTGGCAGGTGCTTTGTATGATGCTGCCTTGTAAAGTTCACCAGTCTTCTTATCAACGAAGGCATGAACAGCACGACCATCGCTGGTGTCAGTTTGCATGATTTTAAGATACTTACGACCTTCTTCAATGGTGAACTTATAGTGGTCACCATTGCGGATCTCTTCAATACGCTTCTCACAAACTTTGTTCATGATTTCACGGTTGCCAGTCTCATTAGCAGCCATAAACTTCTGGCGGCGGATGGCAGTCTCAATAAAATCGTGCTCCAGTGCATCACAGAGCATCAGAGTCCACTCGCGCACTTTGAGTTGCAGAGTGTTGCGGGCGTCTTGAGTGGCGCAGTAGTCAGCGAAGGAGGTTCCCATTGGTTTGAATCGTATGAACGTATTATAGGGGCATATGGGGGCGTTTCAGCGCCCCCTGTGACACTTATTCACCTGTCCATGATAGAACCAGCAGGGATTTCCACAGGTTCAGGAGCTACCCGATCTTCAAACTGGTGCATGTCGTAAGCAAACCATTGACCGTTACGGAAGATATAAGAGTATTCTTCATTATCAGTGAAGAACTCCTCCATATCTTTGTCCAGGCGTGGTGCGTTCATGTCAATAGATTCACCACGGGAAGTATAATGAAGAGGACCACATTCGGGCAGAGTTTCATTGTTCCAACCTGCATTTGTCCAAGTGCAGGACATATCACCACCGTTGATCAGTTGGTTTACTTTCTCCTTCGTATTGTAGAATTCACGGAGAACTTTACCATTGAAAGAAGGGTAACCATCGTAATGGCAATAAACAGAAAGAATAGAAGAGTCACTGAGTTCGATGCCGATGCGAGAGCGAGTGCCCATGTGAGTTGTGTTCCTTTGACTCTCTTAATATACACGAAAAAGGAGGGCATGGAAGCCCTCCTGTGCCAGTCGTTTAACTGGTCTTGTTTTGGTAGTAAGTGCTCTCACACTTGTAGTAGATTCTAAGTTGGATGTGTTTAGGGTCTTTGTATTCTATTGTGAGTGGTTTGGAGTATTGTCTGTAAGGATTTCGGTGGATAAGAATGTGATCGTATTTGGATGGGGTCATAAACTACCTAAAGGCAGTTTATATAGCCTCAGTTATCGTGCATTTTACACTCTGGTGCGCCAGGTTCAACTTCACAATAAAGTTCAAGTGCTGAAGGATCGTGATGATCTCCTGCTTGTATTTCTTCCTTGTGGTTTGCAACGTAAACTTCAAGTTCACGGAGTTCTTCTTCAACGTGGCGACGTTGTTGTGGGTTGGTAGTAGGATCTTCTAAAATCTTCTTATCAACCTCAATATGTTTCTCTACACTTTCCATTGGGTTGTTTGTAGTATGATGAACTTATTTATTTTATCAGTCGTCCATAGGATTGCAAGTTCTCCAATGCTTACCAGCACCCTTAAGTCTTGAAACCAACTCATCAGCAAACGCTTCCATCTTATCGGGGTGAATTTGTTGAATACCTGCCTCTTTTACAGCATTTTCAATACTAGAAATCTCATTTTCATCAAGTTTTCTGCCGTCAGATGGAAGTGTCATAGGAATTACCTGTTTTGTGGTATTTTAGCGTTTCCGCACAAAATTAGTTATTGACTTAATGTTTTCTTTTTTATTGCGTATTATATCTTAACGGTCAGGCAGTTCTGTATAGTCAGGAATACCACTATCAAGTCCATGTCTTACTGCTTCTTGCACCATGGTTTCTATCTCTTTGCTGGTACAATTATTCATCCATGACCAGTTAGGATCATCTTTATCCCACTCTAGAGTAAATGTACCATCTTCATTCTGTTCTACTTTGAGAGAGTCAGCAGCCATCTTTTTTGAACTCCTTACGACATTTCTTTACTTCTTTCATCTCTTCTTTAATCATCTGATAAGCATCCTCAGCAGAGATACGTTGAGACAATTCCATAGCACAGATAACTTCAACGCGAGTGCCAAAGTGTTTTAATGCCTCTTCAAAACAGTTCAGTTCTTCATACATTGTTCCAATTCACTCTTAAGTTTATGTATTTCACGTTGAACAGTAATCATTTCACTTTGTAAACGACCTATCTTTTCATCGTGTGCTCTTATCCATTCTTTATAGATGATTTCATCCAACTCATCTTCATGATGATCAGGTAGGTTGTGTCTCTCTATTGCCCAGGATGGGGGTGTTGATGTTTTCCAGGGATACAAAATATCCTCTAGTTCACATACTACACCCCACAACCAAATGTGAAAGCTACGGATCACAACTTACCACCAACGATACCACTATTGATAACACGACTATAGTCATCGAGTGTACCATCTTGTTCACATTTAAGATGCCATCGGGTCATTTCAACGACATCTTTTTTGTGAAGTCCAGTCAACATCTTACGACCATACTTTGTCATTGTAGAGTGAAGACCAAAGCGGGTCTTCCACACATAGAAAGTATCATCAATAAGTTCTGATCCATCAGGAATAAGTTCAGGATGGATCGGTGTCTGTTGTTCCGTCATCGTTCTTTTTGTTGAAACCAAAGGGTGCTGTTTGTTCTTCTTTTTCTGCCCGCAGTTTATGTGCCAAATTACAGACAGTTTCCATGACTTTAAGACTGTCTTCAATCTTAGAGTCTTGAGGCATTTTAGAATGAACTACTTCAAACAGAGGAAAGAACTTTTCCGCTGCTTCTGTAACTTCTTCAGGTGTTAATGGTTTAGAGTTCATAGTGTAATCCAACGCTCGTTTTCTAGTGTCCATTGTGTCACATCAGCGATACGTTCACGGACAGACTTAGCTGGAGTCCAACCAAGTTCTCTCATTTTATCACCACACAGAGCATAACGCAAATCATGTCCAGGGCGTGAAGAATGGAAGTCTACCATTTCATATTTGAGTTCTTTTCCTTCCGCGTCTGCAATAATCTGTGCAAGTTCTAGGTTGTTGAGCTCTTCTGCTCCAACAATATTGAACTTAGGGCACTTAGCGTTACCCCAAGTAGGTTCAAACTTACCCTCATAGTTCAGCAGGAAAAGAATAGCGGACGATACATCTTCAGCATGAATGTAATGACGAGCACCAGGAATAGTCTTGGTAGAGTCACTATGAATGGTGACTGTTTCACCATCACGAATACGTTTGATACACATAGGAATGTACTTTTCGGGATGCTGACGCTCACCGAACACATTCATCGTATGGGTGATATAAATTGGGAGACCGTAAGTGTTCTCATACGCTACGGCAAGTTCTTCACCACCAGCCTTAGTTGCACTGTAAGGGTTGGTAGAATTATATCGATCATTCTCCTTGTATTTAATGCCATCAGGAGCAGGACCGAAGACTTCATCAGTGCTGAAATAGATGAACCGTTCAAGGTTATCTTTTTGCAAACGTGCAAAATCCAGGATGTTAGCAGTGCCGACAACATTGTCCAGCACAAACTCCATCGGATACTCAATACTGCGGTCAACATGTGAACCAGCAGCAAGATGCAAGATGTAGTCAACCTCACCGATTTCACTACGAACCAGTGGGTTAAGTTCTGCTTTTAGGTCATGATGAACAACACGAACTCGTTTGCGAGTTTCTACATCAAATGACATCATCAAGTCATGTAGACGGTTCAGGTTGCCACTGTAATCCAGACGGTCAAGAGTAATAACTTCCCAGTCAGTAGTCTTTAGAATTTGTCCAATCAAGTGGTGTGCAATAAAACCTGCACCACCAGTAATAAGAGCTCGTTTCATTTAAGGATGTAATGATTTCCATACGTTAGTTATACTCATATGACCATGAATATAACCAGCAAGTATTATACCCAACGTGCAAGTTATTGTCAACACAAATAATAGTGTTCCTCCCCAAGATGCTTTATTATCAAGCATTTTTTAGTTTATCCTTGAGGTCCATCACTTTATTGACTTCGTTGACAGCAAGAGTCATCCTGGCTGATAGAATGTCCATCAGATCAGCATGAATGACTTCATTCTCAACATAGTCATCAAAATACTTATCCAGTGCTTCCTTTAGGTATCTTTTACGATGCCACTCTGGTGAATAAGGTTTGTAGTCCATGATAATGGGATTTTCTTGCTCGCATTATATCACTATCTATTCCGTGGGTCAAGTCCCATGTCTTCAAGGTATTGAATCCACCATTCAGGATCTTTTATCTGCCTCCAGTTTGGAACTGGTAGGTCATTCTCTATAGTATAATACTGATAAAGTGCTTCATCTATAGTCTGTGCGATCTCCATACTCTTCTTCCTCTTCATCAACGTCTGCATATGGGTCTGCCACATATGGTCCGTGTGGTTTTCTGGATTCTGCTCTGACATAGTTTCGCTCGTCATTAACTGCGGAGAACCACACTGCTACCTTCATTACAATCCAAATCGCTGCTAATGGTGTGAAACAAGCAATGAGGATGACAGGGTTCATAGTAGGTTTTGCTCTTTGAAGTAGTTTAATGTATCTTTCAGCCCACCAATATGTCTAAAACCAACATTTACTTGTGGGTATTCTGCTTCTTCACCAAACTCCTCAATAAAACCTCTTGCTGAGAAGTGTTGATTTAATTTATACACATGAATTTGAAAGTTAAGTTTCTCCAGAAGTGTTTTAGCACGTTCACACTCCTGGTTACCATTTGAATAGATAACTGCTTCCATTACTTTTCGTCCTCCGTGTAAATGATGGAAATCTTTCGCTGAGTTACACCTTTGTGGTTTACCATTAGATGATGATGAACCTCACCATCTACCAGTTCTGCAATACTTTTAGCAAGATTATCAGCGATATGCTTGTTTGTAACCTTTCTCCATTCTTCAGTCACGTTCTCTCCATTCATCAATTTGTTCTTGTGTAGGCACAATGATTCGGAAAGCAAGCCCTTCCTCCTCAAACTCCTCATTCATTTTTTCGTAAGTTTCAGGTGTAATTTTTTCAAACATCATACTTTGTCCACAACTTACGGATGTTCTGAGTGATAGGCATCCCACCAACATAGGTTTCTAAAAGTTCACCATCACCATCAGCAATAACGAGAACTGGAGTAGCAGTCACACCATACTTTTTAGCGAGTTCAAGATTTTTTTCAGGAATAGGTTCATTACTGAAGTCATCAAGATAAATCTCTTGAATAACACTCTCACGCTCATCTTCAAGAGCAGTAATATATTTCTTGACCAGACCACAGGGTCCACAAGATTCTTTTGTAAACATTAAAAACTTAGTCACGTTGCCTCCAATCATCAGGTTTGTCACGTTGAAACCAGTCAACTATTTCATCAGCACCATCAAACCCCGTTTTATGATTGGATGGGTCGGGGTCACCTAACCCCATCCTATTCATAAAATCGTCAATACTACCTTCTTGAATATCTTGGTTTGCTTGACGACGTGCCTTGTTCAAAAACTCACGGGCAGTTGTATGAGACTTAGCAAGTTTCTCTGCCCATATCATATCTTCAAGGGGAACATCTTGCTTGTTAGCAATACATTGACAAATAGACTCCAAGCGGAGTCTGTAGGCGGTAGAAAGCATAAGATTGACACAACCTATTGATATTTATCCGAACTCCTCATTCCTTCTACGATCAAGATACTCAATAATTTCAGAACGCCACTCCATTAATTCATTGTAGCATTTCTGGTTGTGAGCACATTGACGAAGTTGATGGTCTGGTTTCAATACACTTTCGTAAAAGAGACCAAGAGCATCACGACGTTTTTCGCTTTTTTCGGACATCAGAACTCCTTGGTTTGCGTTTCTTAGTTTTGAGTTGATTGTTGATAAAGTCAACTGCCTGTTTGTATGTATTCAGGGTAGCAACTTGTGATCCCCCATGCACTATAACAAACTTTTTTGTGTTACCAAGTGGTACAGCAGCCCACACACCATCTTTCGTAACATAACCCAATGGGTTCTTGGGTTTGGGATCAAGTAGTGAAGGATAAGGTACGAATGGTTTTAGAAACTTACTCAAAATACAGCGGTAACGTGAACAATAGTAGCACCAGGGTTGCGTGCCAGTGCTACTTTCCTGGCATCTTCATAGTCTACAGCAACCACGACTTCATCCCAAACAGTGCCAGCTTTGTAGAGTTGAACTTTGATTTTCATGATCAGCGACGGACAACAGAAATAGCAGGTTCACCCTGCTCAAAAACAGTATCTACAACCGCTTGGACGCTCCGTGCGGTGCCGATACCGACCTTATCATACACAGGGATACATACAAGTCCAAACGTCTTGTGACGCTTTCCAAGGCGGATCACACGACCGATAGACTGACTGATACCAATGTAATCCATGTTACGCATGAACAACACGGCTTCAAGTCCCTTGACATTGATACCTTCAGACAGAATAGAATGGTGCATGATCACGAAACGAGTATCATCTTCACCCCACTGATTCAGAGTCTTGAAGAACTGCTCGCGGGAAACTTTCTTGCCGTTGATGATAGCGCCAGTCTTAGAAGTGATATACATCCAGTTGTATCCACGCTCCTGAAGTTGCATACAGAAGTCAGACTCACCAACCAAACGAACAATTTGCTTGGTAGAACGTGCAGCAACAAGAACTTTGTTGACTGATTGCTCATCCAAAGTTTGCAACAGGTTCTCACTATCAGACAGTTTGAAGTCACCCTGAGGCAGAGTCTTGACTACAACTTTAGGAGGGAGAATGTAACCCTCTTCAACCAACTGAGTAGCAGGAACATTGCAGATGACATTGCCATAAACGGCAGTATCATTCATGCCAGGTTTGAAGATGGTAACAGAGTGTTTAGGAGTAGCAGTGAAAAAATAGCAGCGGTCAGCGTCAGCAGAAAAATGTTCAGTGGCAGGGAAGAAATTACGCTGGACAGAATTGTGCGCTTCATCAAAATAAATGGTGTTGACTTCAATGTCTGCTGCTTGTACTTTGTGCAGAGAATGATAGGTAGTAAAGATGATGCAGTTCTCACCTGCTGTACGGGCAGTGTTAGCGAACAGATGAATCTGTTCAGGGTTAGTGGTATGGAAGAACTCAACATCACCACTGTGAACGTGCATCACATGGGCATTGTGACCAGGAGAGAGCAACTCAAGAAACTCCTTGCAAAGTTGTTCTGCAAGAAGAATACGAGGAGCAACAACAACAAAAGTCTGACCATGATGACGGACTTCCATGTTAGTAATGGCGTCATCAATCATGCAGATAGTCTTACCACCACCCGTAGGGATGATGACTTGACCTTTGTCATTCTGCCACATTGCATTGACTGCTTTACGCTGGTGTGGACGAAGTGTGATGGTCAAGTGTGCCCTGTTCAGTATGGATATATTATAGCAGAGTGGGGACTCTACCGATGAACCCTGTGACAGTAAAAGAACTGGATTAAAAAGCTACAGCTCTCTTATCAAAAGGGACAAAGATACTCTACTCATGGAAGTAAGTTATGTCAAGCCTTATCTTGTTCAGATACATTACTGAAGAAAGTTGTAACAGCATATCTTCCATAACCTTCATAATAATCAGAGTCTTTGATAGAAACTTTATTGACACCATGTTTTACCCAACCAGGGAAAACTATCAATGAGTTGTTATCACATCCATACTCATAATCATACTCTGGAAAGAATAAGTCTCCACCCTCATATTTCTTAGGTTCTTTATGGAAATATGTGAAAGCTAAAAACTGAGTTGACTTATCAGTGTGTGGGCGATAGTATTCTTTATCATGGTAGTATCTGACTTTAGTAGCATCGAAGTTTGCTTTTGGGGCGATAGAACAACATCCATGAATACCGGCAAAAGTATCAAGAATACCAGAAGTAAATATTTTTCTATTCACTGTCAAGATATTAGACATCGGTCTAAAGTTTGGATTGCCATTGATACCATAATGTTTTCCTGTAGAATAGTTTCTATACAATTGATCAAGAATGAGAGCACTTGAGTTTGTGTATCCAACTATTCCACCAAAGTCTCCTGCTTTCATCAACTTTCCTGGTTTTGTATAGAAGTTAAGTTCTTCCCAGATAAGTTCAAGTTCTTCTTCGTTGTAAAAGTTCTTAACAATAATATGTGGAAATGGTTCCTCATATCGAATAAGTTTCAGAGTTTCAATCATTCTTGCCCTCCATTATCTTGAACTACTGCCCATGTAGTTGCTATGTATTTTGTACCACCAATAGGTGGATTACCTCTGTGAGTATGTGTAAACCCAGCAGGGAAGATGATCACATCTCCAGTGACTGCTTCCTCCCGTAAGTTTTGATACAAAAACTCTGTCTCACCACCCTCAAATTCATCATTCAGATACACCTGAATGACAAAAGATCTAGGTGATGAAATGTATGAACCATTCTCATAATGCCAGGAATGAAACCCACCACCAGCAGGTATCTTCTTTAACTTACAGTCATAAACAGCAAACTCGCTTTGCTGCAACAGACTAAACATGTTCACATATTCATCAATACAAACCTTTATGTTAGGTAAGATCTGCTGTGATATTCTAGAAGCAGCAGTAACATCTAGATTGAAACCATTGTTTACATTTATGGTTTTATTATCAACTTGATGAAGTCTTTCTTTATCATAAAACAATAAGTTATTAGCATCTAGATAGTCAATATACTCTACTAGATCTGCACACTCTTTCCTAGAGAACGCACCACGATAGCGCACAACAAAATTATCAGACATAACAAAGTATTTTTAGATATTTATGCTACACCTGTTGCGGTTGAATCTCCAGTAATTTGTCCACCACTTACAACATCAACTTGAATGTTTGAGTTAGTTCTACGAATAGCGGCACCATTTCCACCTGCTGCACCAACATTGCTACCGTCACCGGGACTGCCCCCATTCCCATTTTGAGGACTTTCAAATGGATCGCCACCACGCCCTCCAGAACCACCGAAAGCTTCATCAGCATTATTTCCACCCGATCCACCTTCACCATTTTCCTCTAATTGACCAGCGCCACCATCGAAACCTGTTGTAACTTCATCTTCATTTCCAGAACGTCTTCTTCCTCGGTCACCACCAGCACCAGCAGGAAGACCAGCACCTCCACCACCGCCGCCACCGCAAGCACTTCTATCAGCACCGCTATCAACCTGGCGAGCACCTGATCCACCACCACCGCCACCAAATCCACATATTATTTTGCCACCACTTTGAACATTTACAGTAGTTTCCTCATGTTCAATACCTAACGCAGAGGTTCCGTTTCCTCCACTGGTTGCACTATTGCTACCAGCATCGGAAAAACTATCAGAACCTTCTCCACCATCTCCACCAGCACCATATAATCTTCCACTGCTACCAACATCAACACTTAATACAACATCAGACTGCCAAGTTCCTGTTCTAAGAGCAACGTTATCTTGGTTTCCTTTTGCTGAACCAATAGTTTTATTTACATGAATAAGAATTTTTGAACCTGCTTCTTTCTTACCTCTAAAACCACCAATAACAGTTATACTATTTGCATTATATCTATTCTTAGCATTTTGTCTGCTTTCTTGTCCACCACTATGAAAGTCTACAACAACATTTAGTCTCTTGTTATAGAAGTCACTGAACTTAATTTCACCTGATGATGGAACACCACTATCAATACCGTTGAATGATAAGGAACCAACAGTTTGGCTTAGTCTGTAACCACCCAAAGACATTTGATTGCCTGCTAGGTTTCTACCAAACTCATCTGAGATATTTGTAGCAGATATTTGACCAGAAGAAGGTGTTGCCATATTAGCTAGAAGTTACAGTTTCCCATCCAGATGCCGTGCGAACCTGGATTTTATTGAGTGTAGTGTTATAGATCAAAGCACCTGGAGTTAAGTTATTCAAGTTATTTCTGTTGGTAGTGCTGACCTTTGGTAGAATCATAAACCTATCAGAGGAGAATGACTCACCATCATCGTTAGCAGTTGCAGAACCTAAGTCAAGAGCACATTGTGGATTAGTTGTGCCCGAACCAATACAACCTTTTTGAGTAACAACAACTCTTGCGGAACCACCCTGACTATGTGTTGGTGGGTTGATAGCAAACCTCAAGGCATTACTATCAGTTCTATCTACACCTTGATTATCAGTTGATGAGAAAACAGCAGAAGCGTTATTAGTTTGCTCTATGTTGAAAAATGTAGAGACCCCCGTAGTTACATGAGTATTAACATTTACTCTTCCATTAGCACCATTTCCAGTACCATTATCTAGTACAACAGAGAAACCATCAGGTGCTAAAATGTTACCTGAAAAACTCAGTGCAGATAAAGAACCAGTAAGAGTAAGACCACCGACAACACTTAAGTCACCATTGATGAATGTATCTCCTGTAAATGTCGATACACCTGCTACACTTAGTTTAGTGGATGGCGTGGTTACACCCAGACCTAAGTTGCCCTCATATGTGAGAGAAAGTAAGGGATCTGCTTTGTGGAACCAGTGGAAACCACCTGTATTGATACCAGTTCCACTACCAGCATGAAGGTAACTATTAACATGACCTAAGTCATAGTTTACAATATCAAGAGATCTTGAGTCACTGTAAGTTGACCCACTATCTCCACCGTATCTGATACCACCTGATGTGGATCTATTTGGAAGTCCTCTTCCTAGTTCAATAGCAGCATTATCATTTGTGCTTCCAACGTAGATAGAAGAAAGTCCAACATTTTGAACTTCGATATTACTTAATGGTGCGGTTGTGCCTACTCCAACCTTACCTTCTACTCCAAGATTAGCAGTTGCTTCAATATACCCTGATGTAACAGTTGAAGCAGTTACATCACCAACCTCAATATCAGGAGTTCCAGTCAATGACTGTGCTGTTGATGCTGTTCCAACCACATCTCCAGTAACATTTCCAGTTACATTGCCATCAAATGTTGTGGCAGTTAAGATACCAGTGAAACTTAAACCCTCAGCAATCTTACTATCATCAATCACAGGTAAGAAGTCATGCCCTAATGTTCCTCTAGTGATGCGATCAGCATCTAGTCCATCAATACCAGTTCCATTTCCTCTTATACTATTTGCAGTAAGAATACCAGCAACAACTACGTTACCACTATCACTGAAACCAACACCACCTGTAAAAATACCAACGGCAGTCTGATCATTACCACCAACTTGGAAGGTGAAACGTGGATCTGTGGTCGCAATTCCTACATTTCCAGCAGCATATATGCTTGTGAATCCTAGTCCTACATCTGTATCAACCCACTGTGATGTTGGTAGGTTAGATAATGTAGAACCATCACCATAGTATGTCAGAATACCTGTTGTAGCGGTCACAATGCCGCTCGTAGGTGCTTCTAGTCGTCCGAATGTACCATCCGTTATAGTAGCGAAACCAGTGACGTTCAGGGCGCTGACAAACTCATTTCCAGCAGTTATTACACCAACAACATTGATGTTTCCACGAACATCAAGAGACTCAGCAGGAACGGTCGTGCCGATTCCCACTAAGCCTTGAGAGTTGACTATAAAATTGTCTTCATCAACCTGAACACCATCACGAAAATTAAATGACTTCCTGATATTCGCCATCTTATAATAGATTTTTAGTTATTTATTGAATTTCTCAGGTCCTTCACTTCTTGGCGGAGTTCCTTGATAGCTTCAATAAGGAGTGGTACAAGTTTCTCGTACTGAACAGTAATGTATCCCTTACCGACAGGTGCAGGATGTACTGCTTCAGGCAGAACTTCTCTTACTTCTTGTGCAGATACACCAGCGTATCTGATGTCTATATCAAATCCAAGTTCACCTGCTGCTTCGTTGAAGTTGTAAGTGAAACCATTAAGTGTATCAACTTTATCTAGTGCACCAGTGATGCTGATCTTATTTGTCTTCAGTCTATCGTCAGATGCGAAGGCAATAACATCATTAGTGAATGTACCGCTACCAGTAACAGAAATAGAACCAGCGAAGGTGTGAGTACCAGTTCCATTTACGTCAAGATCATCATTAACAACTAATGTTCCACCATTGGAATCAAGAGTTAAGTTACCGGATGTAGTGGTAATGGTGTTATCATTTGATACTCCAACCGTGATGTTACCAAAATCACCACCATTGGCAGTTATATCACCAGTAACAGTTGCACCAGTTGTAGTTGCCTGAACTCTAGTTGCACCATTACTATCTACAAGTCTTGTTTGGTCAATACCTGTAAGTTGTGAACCATCACCATGGAATGATGTTGCAGTCACAACACCAGCAACATTCAGTAACCCACCAACATTCAGGTTCTTGTTAATACCTACACCACCATCAACTGTGAAGGCACCAGTGTCAACATTTATTGACTGAGTAGTATCAGTGATGTTGAAGGTATTGTTGAGTTTGAATGTTCCATTAACAGTAAGACCACCATTGACCTTAACTTGTCCACCGAAGTTGACTGGACCATCAAACTCAGAGAGAATAGTCTTAGACTTACCACCTTCAACCAACAGTCTCTCTTTAACAATAACCTCATCAAAGACAACACTTAATCTAGATGGGTCTTGTCCTGTGATGGTTGCTACTGGAATATCAAATGTGGACTCTTTACCAGTTGCTGAGTTGATCTTCTTGTTACCAATGAAGAAGTCACCATCATTATTAAGACCAGAGTAAACAACAATACCACATGATGATTCTTCTGCTTGAGCCAGGAACTCTTCCTCTTCAGAGAGAGTCTTAACCTGAACTTGTGGTAAACTGGTTGAATAGTTACCAGGACCATATCCAAGATATTCGAAGGTATGACCTGAAGCACGAATGATAGAAGGTCTATGGAACTGAATGGCTCTTGGTGTAATCTTGGTGATAAGAGCACCAGCAACGTGGTTCTCTTTTACAGTTCCCAATACACCACGGATGACTGAGATTTCATTATTACTTGAACCAGACAGTGTGCTGCTGGTGATTCTCATTATCTCGTTGTCTACTTGAATGTAAGAACCAAGTTCAAATCTCTGTGTAGTAGAGATACCAGCGTTAGGAACAGATACTTCAAGTGTGGTGCCGCTACTGATGTTTGCACCCAGAGTCATTACTTCATTTCCGTAGAACTGAAGACCTCTAGCACCTAAGTTCTCTCCAGTATTATCGGAGAACTTATCATTAGCAGACAATGCATTCTTGAGAATGTAAAGACCATTCAAGTTAGCATTTGTCTTAGCAGTGACCGTTGTTGTGGTAGCAGCAGTAACCAGATATGAACCCAAGTTGTTATCACTTGCATCCTTAATAGTGATTCTGTTACCTGCAACAAGACCATGACCCAGAGATGTAGTGAATACACTCAGTCCAGTAGCAGCATCAAAAGTATCTGAAGCGATACGAATTTCACGACCAACATTGATAACATATTGGTGAGTCGCAATGCTTGCATCGCCTGATGTAGTAGCAACAGAGATCTGTGTAGTAGAAGGAACACCATTGATACGGAAGTATCCACCAGTTGCAGTTCCAACACCAGTTACCTGAACAGTGTTACCAATAGCAGAGGATATACCAGCAGTAGAGATAGTAACCTCAGCACCAGAACCACCAGTGAAAGTATTATCAAGGTCTAATGTTTCTCCATCGGTATATGCAGAACCACCAGAAAGAACATCAACCTGAGTAACAGCATTACCAGAAACTACAACTCTTGCTGTTGCACCATCCCAAGTTGTTGTGCCATTGTTGAGGAGTTTAACGTTCTGATATGTGCCATTTGTCATGCCACTACCATTGTTTGAAATGGCACAGGTGACAATACCACTAAAACCATGCTCTCTTCCAAATGTGATGGTAGAAATACCAACACCATCAGCAATACCAGTGATAGGAAGACCAATACCAAAGTCCTTCAGAATACCATCAACAGTTTCTCTGGTGATACTCTTCTTCTGGTCATTTGTTTCAACAGAACCTATTGGTGATCTCTTAGCAAATGTCTTAGCAGACAGTGGGTTCTCATTCAGGTTATCTCTATCAAGTTGTGGATAGAGATCTTCAACCTGCTGACTATACTTGTCATCAGTAAATTCAGTAGGAACTGCATTACCTGCATTAAGAACGAACAGGTGATACACACCATCTTGAACATCTTTCTTATACTCAGAGATTACATCATTTCTGTAGATGTAGTAGTTGTTTTGTAAGTCAGTTCTTACAAATCTAGGCAGGTCAGTAGTTCTAGATGAGGTATCATTGGTGAATGAACCAGTTGTGTGAGTAACCCCATCTACATCAGTGGTAGAATATGTAAATGTCTTATCACCTGTGACCGATGCAACGGTAAAGGTTCCGTTGAAACCTACATTCTCAGTTGCAGTAGTATTTGATGTGCTGCTTACCTTCTTGAGTGTAACTTTATCATTTACATTCAAGTTATGAGGAAGTTCTGTAATAACAGTGACTACATTTGCTGCCTCAGTACAAGTGCTGATGAACCTTGCGTTGCGGTTGAAGTCAAAGTCAGATGCACCAATAGTCGTCAAAGTTGCATCAGTATCAGCTCTTAAACCTGTAGTGCTTGACTCCTGAATAACAAAACCCTCTTCTGGGTTCTTTGCATTATCAAACTCTTTGGGAACAACAACTCTTAACTTATAGAGTTTCTCATCAATACTTCTAGGATCTTCAAAACGCTTGAAGAATGATACTTCAGATCTAGTTCCAAAGACAGACGTTCCCTGACTTACAAAGTTAGTGAAGATATCATTTGACTGTGCAGTGTGAATATACCACTGACTGTTTGTTGGGTCATACTGCAATGGTGAACCAACATCACCTGCATCTTTATCAGATACTCTACTTAAAACACGCAGTTGATCTCCACCAAATATTGTGATAGCAGTTCCATTTTCAGCATTAGTCAGAGATGACGCTAACTTAATCTGGTTAGCACTCTGAACAATAGTAAAATAGTTTCTATGTGGAGATACGTTTTCAGGCAGGTCACCAGTATCACTCAAGACTCTAATTTTCTCACCAGTTCTCAGTTTATGAACACCAATGTTCAAAATACTTGATGTAACTGAAGATACAGTGTATTCTTTTACGGAACTTGTTGTTCCAAAGACTACACCTGATGCAGGATCAGTATCAACCATATGAATGGAAGCATCAAATGTTGACGCACCATTGATAGTCTTCACAAATAACTTATCATCTACCTTAGCACCAACTCTGTATCCTTGAATAAGAACAGGTGGCTTATCATTTGCATCTTCAAATCCTTCAAGATACAGATGGCTTGAGATACCTACAGAGATCGTTTTATCTACGTCAAGTGAGATCCAGTCAATATCTTCTTCAGTGCTTGTGATAGCACGAGGAGTGATGATAGATGTTACGTATGCCTTATCATCTTTGGCAAAAGCATCCTTTTTGAAACCTCTTGCTGCCAGTGATATTTGACCAAAGTTTGAGTTTGAGTTGGTTAAACTATAGTCACCACCAGACTCTACGAAGAAGTGTCTGGAGAAACCGATAGCAAAGACAGAAACGATTTGAATAAAGGCGTCGTTCGTTCCTTTAATATGAGAGGTTTCCCATCCTTCTCTGTATCTTGCATCAGAGTCTAGATGATAAACTTGTGTGGAGTTTGTAGCAGATGAACCACTAGACAGTGCAGCACCTGTTGCTTTGGTATATGCAATACCCTCATATAATCTAGATGTGGTGTTATATTTTACGAAGGCACGGTCATCTTTTTGAAGGGAGATAGCAGTGAACTGAGCCACAACCATTGAGCGGAAACCAGTGGCTTTGCTACCATCAGCGTGCATACCTTGCATACCCCATACTGAGCGCAGGGAGATGTTAAAGATATATGGAGAGGCACCAGTTACAGTATCAGTTTCAATGGTGACTGTTGCAGATGCTGCACTTGGAGATGCAGGAAGGTTGACCCTTACAAATGGTAAGAGATATGTAAACTGAGTTGTACTTGATACGTTCTGAACTTTGGTCGATACGTTAAAGTCTTCTACACCGACACCTTTGATTTTAATAGGTGTTCCAGCAGTCAATCCATGTGGTGTTGATGTGGTGACCGTAATGATACTACCAGGAGTGAAACCATCACCCGAAATGATAGTAGAAATGTTTACTGGGTCAGCAGCAAATGCTCCAACAATTTCAAACTCTGGTCTCTGCTTGGAGAAACCAATGCTATTTGCTGGATATCTATCAGTCGCTTCAATTCTTCTGTTGGTTGAGTTGAAAGCATTAGATAACTTAGCATAATACATGTCCAAGTCGGACAATGTATAACCAGAAACATTGTTTACACCGTCACAGTATTCAAATACTGTAAGTTTGTTGTGAGAGAATGTTGGTTTGGATCTATTGTTTGAGGAGAAGTCTGATGGGTCAGTGTAAACTAAACCAGACTCATCACCATCAAAGACAGAGAACTGCCAGAAGTAACAGGCACCTGTAATTCTAAAGACTGCGGAGTTTAATACACCGTCATCAGTTGGGTTTGGAACATATTTTGGTCTTAATTTGGTCTTTCTAAGGTCAAGACCAACAATAGATGTTCCTCTAGGAACAACAACACCACCATTTACACTGTTGAACCTGTAAAGGATATTGTTTTCTTGAGTAATATCAAAAACAGAGTCTGTAGAGAGTTCAAATTCAACCGATGCAACTGTCTCTGAACCAGATGGAGATACTGCTTTTGCTGTTCCAGCATCATCTTTGATAGCAAAACCAGGTCTGTTATCAATAACGTGCTCACCAGGGAACAGAAGAATGGTGGTCTTCTCAGTAATATCGTTGTCGTTTCCAGTTAAATATGAAAATCTAGCAGACTCAATAAGTGCTCTCTGGACCGTCTTGAAGGGTTTGGTAAGAGAGTTTCCCTGATTCTCGATGGCATCAGTAGAGTCAAGGTCATTGGGATTAACATAAAGAATACGACCCTCAGTATTCTTGATAAAGTTTTCTAGCTTATTAAGAGGCATCGGATTATGTCAGCCAGTACAATTCTATGTTCTATTTATCCCCTCAAATCTTCCTCATCATAGTTGAAGTATTCTTCTAAGTCTTCTGGAAGTTCTTCGGGATTCTCGATATCAATGTTGTCGAAGCAAGGATGTGCTGCTTCCATCAACAAATATTGTGAACCAACAAAAACATCCTCCATCTCATATCTCTTATTCTTGTCGGCAATGTCTACAAGATCTCTATCATACAAATGACCTTCAGGCAAGTCGTCAAAAGTAAAGGGAATGTGATTTAGGAAATACATCCTAACAATCACACTCCCCTTATTGAACCAACAATATTGACGTTTGATCTTAAAAGACATAAGCACCACGCTTTGTCTTATTTATTTTAGTGCGAGTAGGGAGACTTGAACTCCCACGACCGTGATGGTCAACAGATTTTAAGTCTGGTGTGTCTACCGATTCCAC